TGTACGTAGCTTTTCTGTCTGTACTGATTCTAGTAGACTGCCCATTACTTCACGCTTGTCACCGGTCAACGGGCCTAGCAATTCGCTCATAACTTCCTTGCGTTGGCTGCTTTCTTTAATGATGCGTAGTTCACGTTCTTTGTTTTCTACTAGTGATTGTGTTTCTGCAACAACTTTAGCTGCTTCTTCTAATTCTGATTCCTTGACCGCAACTACTTTCAATAGTTTAGCTGTTTCGGATTTCTCATTTAGATGACTTGCAGCGTATTCGCTGGCGAAGCTTTCAAAAATTCTGCGACCAAAGTCATTTCTGCGAGCAGCTTCAATGTCTTCACGCAGCTGAGTCATTTCGGAACGCAGTCCTTTTGCGACTGTTTCTTCAATGATTTTAGCTGAACGTGCTACGAAATCTTTCTTGATCTGTTCAAACTTGGCCTTGCTTTCACGAACCAATTTTACTTTGGTTTCGGCCAAATCTTTCTTGTCAGTGTGGAATTCTGCGATTTCTTTCGCTAGTGCATCCACGATAAAAGATTCTAACTTTTCAACATTGCCAGCTACTGCTTTGCGATCTTCGTGTAGTTCTGCAAGTTCTTTCTTGAGATTTTGAAGCACGAATGATTCCATTGCTTTGGCATCGTCCTTCATTTTCTTGTGATACTTGGCACTTGAATTCTGCTATTCCAAGCGGATTCAATTTCCGATTTGATTTCCTCGGAAATCACATTGTTTTCGAACAACTGTTTTACGATATCTAACATGTGATTCTCCTTGTTATTTGAGACCTGAAATTATGCGTTTCAGACTCTCTGCTAGGTATTTTTGTGCCTGTGGGTCGCCTTGGACTTGTTGTGCCATTTGGTAGGCCTGATAACCGCCTGTGTTATTCATTAGGTGTTCATACACTGGTGTAGGATAAGCGCCAGGTGCGCTGGGTTGAGCCACTACATCTACTGTGATGATCTCAAATCCTTGTACTTTGCCGTCGCTGTCAACTTCGCCACTGCCTCTGGAGCTGACGCCGAGTTTAACTCCCGACTCCAACATGGTCTGAATCAACTGACCCATGGGAGTTGGAAGTATTTTAAGTTTTCCGTAGCCGTTAGGACCGTCCATCCACATCTTGGTAATCATATGACTAACACGATCTAGATTGATTTTCAAATCCTGTGGGTGATCAACTTCTCCCAGCACAGAGTAACCACCAGCGATCTGCTCGTTGAGCGTTTTGACAGCCTTGCCAATTTCTTGAGAAGAATAAACACGTTGGTTTGCATTGCGGATGTCTCCCTGAATGCAAATACCGTTTAAATGCAGCGACTTTTTACCGTCGCTGCCTTCTTCGCTCTCCAAGACAATCTTAGCCTGATCGTAACTCAAATGTTCTGCTAGCGTAAGTTTCTTCACCGTTTGATCCTATTATCTACGACCACGGAAAAGGCTTTGCTTGTTGTCAGCGGATTCTTTAGAACCAGCTTTCTCAGCACCATGTCCAGGTTCTTTCTTAGAGAAAGCATTCCCGTTCTTAGCACCTGGGACATTGATGTTACCAGCATTATCTTCAGTGGGCTTGCCTTTCAACAGTCCGGAACCTTTAAGTTCGCCTGTTTCTGAACCAGGTGCGCCATTTTTGCCGCTGAGAATGTTGGCAGTTGTGCCGCCCATGTCATTCTTACCAGCTACGATTGATTTATTATTAACACCGTTGTCGCCCATTTTTGCAGGAGCAACTTTTTCCACATACTCACGCACAGTTTCAAGATCGAAATCATCTTTCATTTTATCGTCCATGCCGCCCATGTCATCGTCGCTCATGCCACCCATGTCATCACCACCTTTGAGTTCATCAAATTTGGCCTGTAGTTCATCAACAATGCTGTCTAGATCTTGGAATAGTTCTTCTTCGGACTTTTCTTCCATGTCGTCGTCGCCCATTTCTAGATCACCTTCTAGGTCATCTGTAGGATCGCCGCCCATCATATCTGGATCTTCGTCATCGCCTTCGATAGCGATATCTTCAAATTCTTCGTCGACTTTTTCTTCGTCTTCGTTTTCTTCTTTGTGAGACGCTTCATCTACTTCCTCGTCATCTTTATCTTTTTCTTCTTCCTCAGCGATTTCGCTGTCGATCAAAGATTCATAGATTTCACGGGATTGCTGTACCACATATTCGTGGAATAATTCTTCAGCTTTTGTTTGATCGTCGTTCACTAGATGCTCAAGCATCTGTTGCAACAGTTTTTTGTCTGCCATGTTATGTTCTCCTTTGTATAGTCAAGGCTGTAAGTTATTTAACACTAAGATTACAAACCAGGGTTAAATGGTAGTTTTTTGATTGATTTGATTAGAATATATAGTGCCCGGGAACGTTCTGTCAAAATCCTCAAAGGTGATGTGGCTGAGGTTTGACAGTGTTGGGCCTAGTTTATCTGGTATAAAAGCACCAGGATCTGCCACTCTGAAGAATTTCACGTGCCTAAATTCTTTGATGGTTTTTTCAGTTTGGCTCAGCCAGTTTCCATAGTAAGTGGCAGAATCTGAGCTTTTTTTATAGTTGTGAGTGTTGGCATATACATTATTGAATTTGCCGTTGTCACCTTGGTAATCAAAGCCAAATATGTAGATCTGTTGATGGCCCTGTGTGGCAGCGAACCATAGAGCAGTGGGTCCTGAGCTCCAACCTTTGTGGGGAGAAAAGAAGTTGATGTTGTGTTTGGTGCTGATACCTTTGTTGGGATTCGTCCAGACCTGATGTTTTTTGTGATAGCCTGCACCTATGATTTCGTTCACCATTTTCACATCCACAGCTATCAAGTAGTGCGGAGCATACTCTCTGTATTGCGCATTACAGCCATAGACTATGCCGCGATCAATTACACTGAGATGATTTAATTTCAGTCTGCTGGTACCGTTCCCTATGACAAATGCCGGGTTATTCTGCAGGTACTTCTGCTGGGGTTGCATACATTTGCCTAATAAATCCCAGTTCAGACTCTGATTCTACTTGATGTGCTTCTGCCTGCAGTCTCAGTTGATTGATCTGCCGTAGGGTTAAACGTATCTTTCTAGTGTCACTTTTTTTAACCACTGACGAATCTCTGCCAGCGTCGTATCTACGATCATTAGCAAAGTCGTTGTTTTTTTCGTTGAAATAAAAAAATTCGTTTAGAAGCATAATGTATTTATTATTGAACTGGTGCTTCTGGTGTTGCTGCTTCTGCACCTTCTGCGTCTGCTTCTGCGGCGGCTGCCATGTCTGGGGGTGCTTCTGCTGTCTGTGCTGCTGCGTCTGCAGCCATTCCGCCAGCTGAGACTCCTACACTTCTCAACTGACTCTGTGCATCAAGATCTGGTTTAAGAACTGTGCCGTTTTCTTCTCTCCATAGTTTTTCGTTTTCTTTGATTTCTTCTTCACTGAGTCCTAGGAAACGTTTCATAGCGAATCGCTTGCTGAGATGTGGAATAGCTATGACCTGGCTGAATGTTGCAGCTCTAGCTGTGTCAAGTTCAGATTGGCGATAAGCAGCAAAGTTCTGCGGTGAGTTAAATTTCAATTCAAATAGACCATTATCTATGTTAATGCCCTGTGCGTTTAACCATAGTTTGAATTCTAGATCAAAAGTTTCTACGATCATTGACTGTAAACGTTTACAGTATTCGTTGAATCTCAGTTCTTGTATGTAGGCAGTGCCAGAACTAGGTATGCGTAAAGCCCTAAACAATTTGTTAGTAAAATAACGCAGATCTGTAATTTCTCCAAGGTTAGTGCCTCCTGGTAATGTTTCAACTTTACTTCCTCGACCTTCTGCGGTCTGTGGGAAGAAGTAGTCTTCGTTGACGCTCAATGGATTGTATGAAGCGTCTATGACATTCGCGCCACCTCCTGTGGATGAAGGAATACGGCGCTGTTGGATTTCGTTTTTAACACGCTCAACAAAGCTCATAGCCATGTGTGCTGGCATGTTACCTACGTCTACATAGAAAATACGTCTTTCAGGAGCACGTTGTATACGATAGATGATGATCGCGTCTTCTAATAATTCTTTCTGTTTGTATACTTTAAACACTGATTCTAGAATTGAATTGCCAAAAGGGTAGTTGTTGTCCAGTCCTTCGCTCATGGAGATATGTACCACATGTTTAGCATCTATGGTAACTTCATTGGTCTGGTTACTGAATCTAGTGCCGGGGGGTTGTGCTGCTGCGCCGACCATACCGCGACCAAATCCACCGCCGGTGGTATATGAACTAGTTCCGCTGGGTGCTGTGTTTGTGGTACCATGCGGAGTCACAGCCACCATATCTTTGAAGTTAAAGTTGATGTCACGGATCACATACTGCTCGGGTATCTTGCCTTCA